CTCAGGTTTATGAGGGCTGCACGCAGTGCATACACTATTGGAATTAACAATTCCATTACCATAAGGAAGTCCCTGATGAGTGAAACTCCTCGAGTTCGTACCCGTCCGCTACCCGGCCAGACCCTCATTTCTGAGGACTCTGGATATCTCACCCCCCGTGAGGGGGAGGAGATTAATTGGGATACGGCGTTTGGTACGACCGAGAAGTTCAGTTGGCCCGGCCACGAAGTAACTGTGGACGTAAATCACGGAAGTGATTTTCGCAAACGTGGGCATTCGCTCTCCGATGTAGGAGATGACTTTTTCAATGAGAAAGTCTTTGCGAAGCTTAATGTTCGAAAGGTAAGGGTCTTGAACGCTGAGATCGGGCCGTTTACACGGTCTCTCTCTTCGTTCGCTACCCCCAACATTCAACTAACAGATGGCTGGCTCATGCCTCCGGACATTGGGAGTGATCCCGATGCCCTTGAAGAGGTAGGAGCAACCGCCATCGCTAGATGCGAGCCAACTAACCCGTTAGCGCAAGGTTCCGTTGCTGCTGGTGAGATGTTCGGAGAACACGGTATTCCGAGTATTCCGATAATTCACACCTTCAAGAAACGGGCCCAGATCCTAAAACAGGCAGGAAGCGAATTCCTGAATGTCGGATTTGGATGGCTACCACTAGTCAATGACGTTAAGAGTTTATCTCATGGCGTCGTTAACTTTGATCAACTCATGCAAAAGTATGAGAATCAAAGTGGTAAGCCACATCGAGCGCATTACGAGTTCCCACCAGAAACCAATGTTACAGAGAACGTCTCAGACAATCAAAGAATCTTAATAGGATTCGGCGAGGGTCTGGGTTTCTCCCATGACACTGGTGAAAGGGGCCAGGTGCTTGCGCGGTTGGTAACAACCCGCAGGCGTTCGTTCAGTGGATCGTTTACGTACTATCTCCCGACCGACTATGAAAGTCGACGAGGGACGAAAGCACACATAGCGTCCGCCAAGAAAATTCTTGGTGTTGAACTTACTCCAGAAACACTTTGGAACCTAGCTCCATGGACTTGGGCCGCTGACTGGGTGTCAAATGCAGGCGACGTTGTTCACAACGCGTCCGCATTTGCCAGCAATGGTCTTGTCATGCATTACGGTTATATGACGGAGAGAACATCTTCCGTACTTACCGTTCAACATGTCGGCCCTACTGGGTCGTCACTAGTTGGGAATGTGCCCCCGATGAGTTTCCACCGTGAGACGCATCGCCGCATTCGTGCGAACCCTTATGGCTTCGGCGTAAGCTGGGATGGTCTTTCGACCTTCCAGCAGGCCGTGCTGGTGTCGCTGGGTTTGTCCCGGCGTCGCTAGCAGTCATGTAACTGCAAATAGCTAGACTGGGTTAATCCCCAACTCTGGTACACCAGAAAGAGAGAATGCCTATGGCATTTCTTGATCCACAGTCCGTTCCCCTTCCTACTGCGGGCACTAAGTCGTTGCCTCGGATTGCATCCGATTCACCGAACTCAGGCGCGTTTCAGACGGGAGACGGGCTTTGGCGTCTGGATGTTCGAACCAATTACGGTAAGAACACCGTTCACCAAATCAAGTTGACCAACAATAAGATCACGTCGGATCCGTTCAAACCGGCCGAAAATAGGCGAGTTAGTGGTTATATTACCATCAACTTCAACTATCCATCGGTCGGGTTCACGAACGCCGACAAGACCGACATGTACAAAGGTCTAGAAGCCTTGATGGCGGCCGGCACTTATGCCGACCTCGTCAAGCTTACAGGAGGAGAAGTATAATCAAATGATCTACATCATCCATAACACCGAAGACGGCACTTTCTACAAAATAGATAGTGACGAGGACGGGTTCCGCGGCAAGGCTGGTCATGAACTGGCCACTCTTGCTTGCGAGTGCTCTACCTCTCAGGTTACCACGCTGGAGTTTTGCGATCTGATGGAGCTTTGCAGCTCCATCATTAATGATCGTCATAACATTAGCTCGGTTGATCCGAAGGAAACGAGTGATGGATGATATCGATCTGTACCTCGCGCTTGTTGAAAAACTTGCGACGGGTATGTATGATTATTCTGAACTCCTCAAGATATTCGACCGGGTCCCGGATGCCGACGTCACGCTACTCTTGCGTGCCGTTGGTGTCCTTCGCTCGGGAGAACATTTTGCCTTTGACCATAAGCGGCGCAAGATTGTGCTGCATATGGTTGCTTCGGAGGGTTCTAAGAGAACTGTTCCGGTCGTAATCAAACGATTTGGATTCAGAACTCTTGTCCCTATTGACACTGACAGCGTTCCCGCGGGTTTAAAACCGCGGGGCGTTGTCGATGTCACCGAGGCAGACAGTCGAGGGTAATCCCCTGTTGGCATGTCTAGGCTAAGGAAACACTACCCCTCTAAAGGAGGCGGATGTTTGAAAAGCCCGACATAGCTCTCTGGAATTGCATGGCATTAGAATGTGCCATGTGGTGTTGCACTAGCGCCACCAGAGACATTAAAACTGTCTCTGTGCGGTTAGAACACGAAGGTGATTCGTTTATGACGATCACTCTACCTAACTTCGGAAAGGACTTCGAGAGAAGTCTAGACCTTGGTTACGTGCCGTCCGACCTGTTTAGCTCTTTTGCTAAAACAGGGGGGCTCCCGAAATTTCTTTCGGGTTTCCTTTCGGCTGTGTTCGAACCGACGAGTGGTGTGTTGCTTGATGATCCATCGATCGAAGCCATTCGTTCCGTTAGACAGCTTACGCTGTTCTTCGGGAAGATTAAGCTACCCTGCTCGGAAGAGCGGGTGGCCAAGGCTTTCGACGATTTCATCAAGTGTGAGTCGGAAGTCAGAGAATCCGATAAATCGTTCTGGGAAATCCAGGACGGTTCGCGTAGACTTGTCTCCAACCGAAGGAGGCAATTCGAACGCGTTGGTTCTCTGTTGTTTAGGGATCTGTTCCAAAAGGCGGATTGTGATATCGCTTTCGGGAACATCGTGCCTAAACATGGTCCAGGAGCAACCGCAGAAAAACTGACCAGTAATGGTAAGTATCTGCAGCGCGAATGGACTGCAAGGTTGGAAAAGATTTTCCCTGTAAGGGATTTTCTTATACCTAACGAGCGATTCTTTGAATCACTCGACCTTGTTCACTTCCGCGAACCCGGAGATGAGCGACCTGTAAGGGTCATTCATGTTCCTAAAACGCTAAAGACACCTCGCATCATCGCCATAGAACCTGCCTGCATGCAATACGTGCAGCAGGGGATCATGGAGAGTTTGCGAGAAGAGATTGAGTCTTCATGGCTCAACCACTTCATTGGATTTAAGTTTCAAGAGCCTAACCAGCTCTTAGCCCGCGAGGGCTCCCGTGAGGGAAAACTTGCAACGCTCGATTTGAGTGAAGCATCCGATCGTGTCTCTAATCAGCATGTACGTGCGCTAACGCGAAACTTTCCCTGGCTTGCGCGAGGGATTGACGCGTGTCGTTCACGAAAGGCTGATGTGCCTGGCCATGGCGTTATACGCCTAGCCAAGTTCGCATCTATGGGTTCAGCTCTCACTTTCCCGCTTGAGGCCATGGTGTTTTTAACCGTGATCTTCTGTGGGATCGAAAGAGATCTCAACACATCATTGGATCGAGGTAAGGTTATGTCCTTTCTCGGTTCGGTGCGCGTTTACGGGGATGATATTATCGTCCCTGTGAAACACGTGCGTTCGGTTATGGAAGCCCTTGAAGCTTTTGGTTTCAAGGTCAACAAAAACAAGTCCTTCTGGAATGGAAAATTCCGGGAGTCTTGCGGGAAGGAGTACTATGCTGGAGCAGACGTTAGTATTGTCCGCTTTCGCAATCTTCTTCCTCGTAACCGTCAGCAGGTAGAACAGATCGTGGGAACGTCGAAGACCCGTAACTTGCTCTATGAGCGAGGATACTGGGCTACTTCGGCTTACCTCGACAACACGATGGAACGCGTCCTCAAAGGGCGCTATCCGCGTGTTGAAGATACATCTGTTTGTATTGGGCGGTCTTCCTTTCTTGGTTATCAACAAGATCGAGAGGATCCTGACCTCCATCACCCCTTGGTTAGGGGCTGGACAGTAAGGAATGTAGTCCCTCCGGATCCATTGGATGGACACGCTGCTCTCCAGAAGTATTTCCTTAAGAGGGGTTCGGAACCCTTCTTTTCGGAAGATCATCTGGAACGTGCTGGACGTCCCCTGAGCGTCAACATCATCTCAGGGTGGTTTCGGCCCTACTAAACCGTAGGGCGTTTGGGTCAAAATACCGACCCGTGGACATCCGGAC